CAATGATGTTGTTCTTGATCTCTTTGGAGGTTCTGGAACCACTGCAATCGCTTGTGAGCGTCTCAGTCGCAAAGCTCGCCTGATGGAACTAGATCCCAAATACTGCGACGTGATCGTAAAGCGTTGGGAAGACTTCACCGGCAAAAAAGCGGTTCTAGAAAAGGTTTAATGGAAATCTTGAACTGCCAGAAGCCGAGAGGGTTAGAGGCTCTCCGTCAGAACAAGATCGCGCTCAAAGCGATTGAACGCGACACGGTTCTCCGGTTTTTGCCAATCGCAGACGACAAACCTTCACGCATCGACGGGTTCATCTGGAACCAGAACACCGGCACAATCACCGGAATCTATGAGGTCAAATCTCGGAACTACGGACTGGAGAAGCTGGAATCGACCTACAGCAACGAGTGGATGATCTCATGGTCTAAGCTTCAAGCCGCTCTTGATATCACCAAGCACACAAAGCTGCCGTTTTGGGGAGTGCTGCACTTGGAGCCTGACGGTCTGGTGCTGATGGTTGAGATCTTCAATGAGAACGCGACGTGGGGTTGCAACGTGCAGTTGCGCGATAAGCTGTGGGATGGAGTCAGTGAACGTATGGCATTCTTGAACATGAGTGAGGCTCGAAAGCACCGCATCGTAGACAATCAAACCGAGCTTTTCTGATGCGAGATCTTGAGCGTGAAATCCTAGAGTTCCGTCGTCAGATCTACCGTCCGTCACCACGTCAGACTGTGGTGGAATGGAGTGAGTCGAACCTGACGTTGACTCAAAGGCAGACTGAACATCCCGGCCCATTCTCAACGGCAGTGAGGCCCTATTGCCGCGAACCGCTGGAGTGCTGGAAAGATCCGTCAGTGTCAGAGGTCACGTTGTGTTGGGGATCTCAAACATCCAAGACGACGACGCTCATGGCTGGTCTCGCATGGGCTATCGACACAGAACCGAGTCCCGCACTGTGGTTGATGCCTTCCGAGAATCTCGCTCGCAGCTTTTCAAAGTCTCGGTGGCTCCCGATGCTGGAAGACTGTCCCGCGCTGGTTAAGCGATTCCCTGCGGACAAAGACCAAATGACGAATCTGGAGCAGCAATTCGACCGCTGCACGTTGACCTTTGTGGGGTCCAACTCACCGGCAAATCTGGCATCTCGTCCCGTCCGAATCTTGGTCGCTGACGAAGTGGACAAGTTTGCCGAAGCGACAGCCAAAGAAGCCGATGCTTTGGACCTCGCAGAGCAACGACTCAAAGCGTTCTCAAGCTCAAAGGCATTCTTTACCAGCACTCCGACAACGTCTGATGGTCGAATCTGGCAGCGATTCTTGAGAGGAGACCAACGACGGTATTACATCCCGTGTCCGCATTGCTCCGAATACATCAAGCTGGAGTGGCGACAAGTCACTTGGGACAACGCCAAGACCGAAGACGGACGACCTGACTGGCAGAAGATCCGGTCATCGGCTCATTACGTCTGCCAACTCTGTCAGGGAAAGATTTCTGACAGCCAGAAGGTTGCAGGGTTACGAAACGGTAGGTGGATTTCTGAGAATCAAGCGAGCCTTCCAAGCGTTCGCTCTTACCACCTGTCGAGCCTCTATTCACCGGATCGCAAATGCACTTGGGGTCACTTGGCCGTCTCATTCTTGGAAGCCAAAGCGTCCATGATGGGCTTGCAGGGTTTTGTGAACGGTATGCTCGCGGAACCGTGGGAGAACCAAGAGAGCCAGCAAGAGCGGGTCGAAGTTGTCTCTGATTCTGGCCTCCCAGAAGCTCGACGATACCTTACCGCTGACGTTCAAGCCGCTGCACCGTTCTTGTGGTGGGTCTGCCGAGAGTGGAGCAAAGGTAACTCGCGCTTAGTCGCTGCCGGTCACGCGGACGATTTTGCCGCTCTGCGACGGGTTCAATTGCAATACAACGTGCATGACATGGACGTTGGCATTGATTCCGGTTTCAACTCTCAAGCGGTGTACGATGCTTGCGCTGAGTTCTCGCAGACCAGCAGCAACCCGATAACCTACCCATGCGGTCTACGATACCCACCAGAAGGCGGTCTCCGAAAGCCAATGTTGATTGGATGGCTCCCAATGAAGGGTCGAGAAACCGGAGCGCGATTCACGAGCAAGACCGGAGCAATCCATCCGTTCGGTATCTCAACCTCAACCTCAATGCGAACCGATGCTGTCCAACCTCTGCTGGTGTTTGACACTGAGCATATGCGTGAAGTGCTTCAGCGGCTCCGTAAAGGCTCTGAATCTAATCAGTGGACTGTCTGTAGCCTACCAGCACCGCTAGAGGCTGAAGGGGCATTTGCGGCTGATTCTGAGACCTACTGGAAGCATTTGGACTCTCACATTCTCAAGCCAACGGCTAACAGAGCGGGTCGAATCAAACATCTCTGGTTCAAGCGCAACACTCGCTGGCCCGATCACTTGCATGACTGCGAGCTTATGCAATTGGCAATGGTGATGTTGTGGAACGATCTGGCGTCCAGCACCGCCGAAATTTCTGGTGGTTGACAGACTCACCGCTCTGTGGATAGTCCGCGCAAGTGTTCACATACACAGTAGCGACTAAGCGAGCTTACTTGCGTACCACATACGCAAGCAGAGGCTCTTTGACGCTTCTGGAAGCGTTGACCGCTAAGTTGACCGTCTCGGCTAACTCGCAAGAGTCTGGTCAGATTGTAAGACAGACCTCTAGCAGTGACGTTTCTGTGGAGTTCGCTGAACCCGGAAAGGGGACGGCGGCTCCGCTTGAGATGCTTGAAATGTGGGAATCTCTGTTGGGTGATTACGACTACGCTGTGACTTTGTTGTCTGGCGATGGAATCACTAGCCCGACTGATCTCCAGATCTACAACAAGATGCTTGGCGCAATCTTGATTGCGACCACTCGTTACTACGGAGACTTCACGCAGTTCCGCAGAGAGCCAACCGTCAGGATGTCTTAAATGGGAATCCTAGCCACCATCCGAGAGAAGCTCTTTGCTGCTCCCGCTAATAAGTACGAGGGAGCGAGCCAGTCTTTGCGTCGTTCGTATCTGGACACGTCTTACACGTCTGCTCGTTTTGACGTTACTAGTTCGACCCGACAAGCCATTGTCCGCAAGTCGCGTTTCTTTGAACAGAACAACGCGATAATGAACAGGTTGGGAGACCTGTTTGAGTCTTACACCGTTGGCTCTTCGTTCTCTGTTCAACCCGCTTCTAGCGATCCAGCTTGGAATCTCAAAGCCAAGAAATGGTTTGATATCTGGTGCAGATATCCCGACATCGGCTCCCGTCAGTCATTCTCGACGTTGATGGGCCAAGCTGCCCGTGGGTGGTTCTACGATGGGGAGTCTTTCCTTCTGCTTACCCGTGGAGAGAGCGGAAAGCCGCGCTTGCAGTTGATTGAGGCTCAATCCATCGCAACTCCGGTGGGTATGGAGTCTGACCTGACCGTGTTTGACGGTATCCGGTTTGACCCGAAGACGGGACGTGCTGTTTCCTACTTCATCGGAAGCGAGAAAACGCAGGGAAATCTGGTCGATGTCCGGTCTATTCCTGCTGATTCGGTTGTTCACATTTTCGAGCCTAACCGTCCTGCACAGCTTCGCGGACTGCCGTTTGTCTCTGCGGTCATCAATGACCTGCACGACCTCGACGACTTGCAGAAGCTGGAGATGGAGGCTTGCAAACTCGGAGCCTCAGTCGCTCAAATTGTTAAGACCGTAAGCGGTGAGATTCAAGCTTCTACTCTCCGCGCTGGCATCGGTGCAAATGTCACTCCTAACACTGCTGAGACGTATTACGAGCAGGTGTTTGGTTCTTCAGTTAAAGTTCTCAAGAACGGAGACACTTTTGAGCAGTTCGCTACAGAGCGTCCCGGTGTCAATATGCGGGAATACTGGCGGCAACTGACAGAAAAAGTCTGTGCCGGTGTTGGTATTCCTTATGTTCTTGTTTATCCCGAGTCGATGCAGGGAACTGTCTATCGCGGCGCGTTAGATATGTCCGCTGTCTGGTTCCGCTCGCGTCATCAAGTCATGGCTTCTGCTGCTCGTCGTATTTACGAGTACGTCATGGAGTATGCGATCAAGAGCGATCCGACTCTGAATGACGCTCCGTCCGACTGGTACGAAGTTTCAATCACTGCTCCGCGCTCTCCTAATGTTGATGTTGGCCGTAACTCGGCGGCTCAACTTGCTGAGTTGGAAGCCGGTGTTGTGACTTACGATGAGGTGTACGGAGCGCGTGGACTTGATTGGCGTTCTGCTCTTGAGGCTAAGGCTCAACAAGCTTTGTTTGTGCGTCAACTCGCTGACAAATACGGAGTTGATGTCTCTGAGATTTCGGTGATTCAGAAAGAACGTCCTGCGGCTAGTGCTGCACCTACTATTGACATTGAAGATGATTCTTCTGAATCTCCGTCGCCAGTTGCTCCGTCTGAAGGTGGATCACAACCGCTTGTCGTAGAACAAAGCGAAGTGACCGCTTCAGTCAAAAAGCAACGCAAGCCGAGAGCCAAGAAAACCGAATGAGCTTCACCAAGAAATCAGATTGGCTCTATTACTCACCGGCAAATTCTGCTGGCGAGACTTCAACCATCCAGATCTTCGATCAGATCGGTGAAGATTGGTATGGTGGCAGCGGTCTGTCTGCAAAGCAGTTCTCGGATGTTCTCAATGAGATCGGCAATGGTCCGCTCTTGATTGAGATCAACTCTCCCGGTGGCAACGTCCGGGACGGTCTCAGCATCTATAACCAGCTTCGCGGTCGCAAAGCTCCGGTGACTACCCGAGTGGTTGGCATTGCGGCTTCAATTGCTTCCATCATTGCTCTTGCCGGTGATCGCGTCGAGATGGCCGATGCCGCTCTGATGATGATTCACGATCCGTCTGGAATGGCCGCTGGAACTTCCGAGGATATGCGGAAGATGGCTGATGCTCTTGATCAACACGCTGAAGTGCTGGTTGGAGTCTACGCCAAGAAGACCGGCAAGTCTCCCGAGTCTATCCGCGCTGCGATGAAGGCTGAGACTTGGTTTACCACCGCTGAAGCTTTGGCTTTCGGTCTGGTAGACAAGCCGATCAAACAGCTTGCGATGGCTGCTAAATGGCATCCACGAGCCGTGACTAAGACGGCTCCTCCCACGGTCAAGAGCAATCTTGAGCGCGGAATCAAACAGTACGAGGAAGGTCTCGGCGGTGATGGGCTTGAGGAAGCTACCGTCATTGACGCTCGCAACCTCGTTAAAGGCGAAGAGCCGAGTCCCCAGAAGATTAAGAAAGCGGTCGCTTGGTGGGCTAGGAACGAACGCTTTCTTGAGGCCGAGCCTAACACTCCTGCCGATGTCGCTGCCAACCTTTGGGGTGGTGCGGCTGGACGCGATTGGTTCACCGCTCTTGCCGTCCAATTGGACGAAGAGGAAGAGCTTACGGAACCAGAAGATAAGATTTCGACCAACAGCACCAACGCTGGAGGCGAGGCTGGCGTGACCAACACGCCGCAACCAACACACAACAACACCGACACAACCATGTCTGACACTACTACTGTGGCGGCTGCGGCTCCTGCTGCTTCCGTCGATCTTGCTTCGATTATGGCTAAGCTCTCCGCTCTGGAAGCTTCGTTGAAGTCTCCCGCTGCTGCTCCTGCCCCCGAGCCGGTGCGCCCCGTGATTCAGAACCTCGGCAACCCGCTGCTTGAGCAGCACAAGTCGTTTAAGGCTGGTGCTGATCGTCGCAAGTGGTTGATTGAGAACCATAGCGAGCTGATCCGCCAGAACCAGATCCACGCTCCGCAGAACACCAACACCTTCACCTCGACGCTGGTGGTGGATTACCTCGCTGATGCGGTTATCACCATTGCCACCAACAAGCTGGCGATGCTCGACGGTTTCTCCCGCAACGTGGGTCTGGATAACCTTCGCCCCCGCGCTACGGTTCGCGTGAAGCGTTTCACGACTGGTTCCGCTGCTCAGACCAACACCTCGAACTTCGAGACCAACGATGATTCGACGCTCGCTGCCACCACCGTCTCGGTCAATCAGATCACCAAGTCGTTCAGCTTGACTCAGCAGGAACTCAATCAGGGTTTCCAGTTGGCTGACCTCGCTCAGGGTTCTGCTGACCTGTTCGCCAACGGCATCTCGGATGTCGTCACCGCGCTGATGATCGCTGGCAACTATGATTCGCCGGTCACGATTGGCACCGCTGCTAACTTCGACACCTCGGACCTCCCCGCGATCTTGGCTCTTGCCAAGAACTACCGCAGCAAGAGCTTGATCATCGACGGTGGGCATCTCGCTCGCCTGCAGTTCTCCGGTGCCGCGAACTACTTCCCCGATGGTCGCTTGACCTCGCTGGCGAATGGCAAGTTCGGCTTTGACCTGATCGCTGAGAACAACCGCTGGACCAGCGCGGTGGCTAACACCGTCGGCTTCGTCTGCGGTCCTGACGCGATTGCCATCGCTTCCGGTCTGCCGGTGGGAATGATCGCTGGTGAGTTCATTGAGCAGCGCGTTGTGACGACCTCCAACGGTCTGTCCTGCTTGCTCTCTGTCTGGTACAGCCGCTCGACCCGCAGCCACTACGCGAGCTATGACATCATGTTCGGTGCTGGCGTGGGCGATGCGACCCAAGCCGAGATTCTGGTGACCGCTTAATCCTAAAGGTTATGCGTCTCGCTACCACCATTGCAGTGGACAAGAACGGCAAGAGTAAGCTGGTTTCTGGTCCCGAAGTCGATGCGTCTCTCCAGCGCGACAACTTCAACACTGCGAACGTCCCCGAAGGAGGCAAGCTTGTCCTGTTCATTCAGGGAGCCTTAGCACCGAAAGTCCGAAAAGGTTAACCGTTAAAATTGGGGAGGCTGCTGGAAAGTTCCGGTGGCCTCCCCTCTAACCAGATTTCAAAATGTCCGCATACCAGACCGATGTAGCAACGCAGGATTCGATGGGTCATCAGGGTTTCACTCTGGTCACCGGCACCTCCGCTCAGACGAGCGGTTACATCGCAATCCAGACCATCACCGCGACCGTGATCTCGTCCATTGCTGGCACTGGTATCACCGGAACGTGGAGTGGCACCACCATTCCCGCTGGCATCACCATCGTGGGTAAGATCTCTAGCTTTACGCTGACGAGCGGTGCGGTCATCGCCTACTTCGCTCGCGCCACCACCTAATGACACTCGCGCTCTCTCTTCAACTCTCCACGTCGGATGATGCGATTGAGGTCGCATATCCTGCTATGCGGAGAGATATGATCCAAGAGGATGGCGCGTCATTCGTTCTCCAAGAGGACGGCACTTCTAAAATCGTTTTCTCACTCTCCACCGACTAACTTCCTGACATATGCCTGACAGCAAGATTACAGCCCTGACGAGCATCGGAGCCTCTACCGATCCCGCGAACGATCCGCTTGTGTTGGTGGACGTTTCCGATACGTCGATGGCCGCGAGCGGAACGACCAAAAAGGTCACCCTCAACCAACTGCTCGGAGCAGGCGGCACCGCCACCCTCGCCAGCGCCACCATCACCGGCGATCTGACGGTGGATACCAGCACCCTGAAGGTTGATTCGACGAACAACTATGTCGGAATCGGAACCGCTTCTCCATCCACTTATCTTGATGTTTACAATGCATCTTCAGCTCGCATAGCGATTTCAGGTCCTTCTACTGCGACAAGCTATTTGATTTTCAGGAACACGACTACAGGAACAAATAAAGGTTACATCGGGTACGAATTTGCAAACGATGCTATTCCGTTTGCTCTCAATGGTTCCGAAGCCATGCGCCTGAACTCCACGGGGCTGGGCGTGGGGGCTGCGAGTCCGTCACAGAAGCTGCATTTGTATTCAAACAATACACCTGCTGCTATCAGATTTCAGTCTGCATCTCCATATGCGTATCCCGGTGATTTTACTGTAGGTGCTGGAGGATTTGGAACACCATCGTTTTACATTTACGACAATACAAACAGTGCATTCAGGTTTGTACTCGACTCCTCCGGCAACGTCGGCGTGGGGGTTACGCCGAGTGCGTGGAATACGCTGAGTCCTGTTCAGGTTAAAAATGCGGCATTCAGCGGATACCTGAACAACGCTTATGTAACATCAAATGCATATTACGATGCCACGTTTAAGTACATTGCAGGATCATCTAGGGCTGCGTTGTACAATCAATCTGGTGGTGTTCACTCTTGGTATTATGACAGCGGAACTCAGATTGCTGGACAAAACACCACCTTCACCCAAGCGATGACGCTCACGGCGAGTGGCGATCTGTTGGTGGGGACGACGGGGCTGAATGCCACATGGAATACGCGACTGACTCTTTCATCTGATTCTGGAACGACTAGATGGGCTGTTGGTCCGTATTCTACTTCCACTAACTTCGTTATCTCCGGAGCCAGTGGTGGTGGTGTCTATCTCAATGGAACTGCTGCCACTTCGTGGACTTCTGCTTCAGATGAGCGTTTGAAGGATATTATCGAACCGATCTGCAACGCTGTTGCTAAAGTTGGTTCTCTTCGAGCGGTTATCGGAAAGTTCAAGAACGACTCCCTGAACACTCGCAAGTCGTTCCTGATTGCTCAGGACGTTCAATCGGTTCTGCCCGAAGCGGTCGATGCGTCAAATCCCGATCAGCTTGGCGTGGCTTACACCGATGTCATTCCGCTGCTGGTTGCTGCCATCAAGGAACTCACCGCCCGTGTTCAAACTCTCGAAGCTAAGTAAGCCATGATTACCCTCTCTTGGATCATCGAACGCCTTCTCGTCCGCAAAGTCGAAGGCACCTACTCCGATGTCGTCATCACCGCCGACTGGCGTTGCAACGGCTCGCAGGATCAGTACAGCGGCACCTGCTACGGATCGACCAGCTTCGCTCCGCCGAGTGGTTCGTTCACTCCTTACGAGGATCTGACCGAGCAGCAGGTCTTGAACTGGTGCTACAGCAACGGCGTCGATCAGGCGGCTATCGAAGCGAACGTCTCCGCGCAGATCGAGAACCAGATCAACCCGCCGGTCATCGCTCCGCCGCTGCCGTGGGTGGAGTCTGCTCAAGAAATTGTTGCGGAGATTCCTGCGTTGGTTGAATCTCCCGTCGCTTAATATGAGCGAAATCAATATCAAACTAACTCAGGAACAGGTCAGCAGTCTTCTTCAGCTTGTGGACATTGCAGTTAAAGCTGGTGGTATTCAGAACGCAAAGGTTGCTTTGCCGCTGGTGGACATCATCGTTGAAGCTGCTCAACCTAAATCCGAGTAATGCAAACTGACACCAACAGTAGCAGTGGAGTTGGAATCTCTCTAGCAACCGCTGCCGCTGCTGGTGCGGTTTCGTTCATCCCGCAGCTAACACAGTGGTTTCAGCTTGGAGCCGCTGTGTTGGCTTTTGTTGCTGCTGCAATTGGACTCTGGAAAGCTGTCAAAAAATGAACTGGAAAACTACTCTGGCCGGTGTTGGAGCAATCATGGTTGCCGTTGGTGGTGCGCTTAAAGCCCTGTTCGATGGAGATCCTACAACCAACATTGATCTTGCTGCTACCATTGCCGCTGTGACCGTTGGTTTTGGTCTTATTGCCGCAAAGGATGCGGATAAAACTCCGAAGTGAACATCGTCGAGCAGATCATCACCGCTCTCCTAAAGTGGCTGACTGGTCTGGCTAAAACTCCTCCCACCGCCGAAGATGCAAAACCAGACAAAGAGCTTAAGCAGAAGCTGCTGGATCGCATTGATCGCGCTGGCGGGTAGTTGTGGCTGTGGAACTCGCGTCGTTTACGTCCCGCACGGTGAGCCGGTGAGGCTCGCTGAGAGCGTCAAAGCTAAGGTTTGGGTCAAAGGTGCTGACGGTGTTTCTGTGCGCTCTATGGGTCGCATAACGCTCCCCGAAGGTTGGTACCCATTGCCGACAGACTGAGATGTCACAACCAGTT